CTTCGTATGTGCGAAGCTGCGCCTTGGATTCTTCCTCAGTCAGGTCCGCTTCGGGTATGACTGTGGTTTTGGTGTTTTTTTCGTTTTCTGCCATTTCGATATCCTCCTATCAAAAAATAAAGCCCGCACCGGTGTGTATTCCGGTACGGGCTAATGCGTTATTTGTGCTTGCCTCTTACGCGCGTAGTAAGCTCTGAAGCTCTGGCGGACTGTTAACAAATAGGCTCCAAGCCCTTTTGATAACGTCGCCCACGGATAAGTTCTGCAGGTCAATGGTTCCGCTCGGCACGACGTCTCTGTAGACCATTCGTTGCTCGCTGCCGTTCCTTCCCTGGACCACTCCTTGGAAGCTCCACTCCGGCATGACGCCGGTTGAAAAGGCATCGACAAGTTCCCGGATGAAGCCTTCGTCTTCGATGACGATCTCCGTGAATGTGAGGGTGACGCCGTATGCCTGAAATACTTCATGCTCCTGCGCGTCTCCCAGTGGCTGGTACTTCGAGTTCGTAACGTTGACCTGTGTCTGAAATGTTTCGACTGTGGCCAGCATTGTTCCTGCGTCGTTGAATAGCGCTCCGTCTTTGCCGGTGAGCGCCTTCCTGGTGTCTATCGGTCCTCTGTTATTAAACATGCTTGCTTCCTCCTTTCTTAGGCTTCAGCGCTGAACCTGAACCTGAAGGTCAGGTATACGCGCTCGATGCTGTCGATATCGTCCACCGCGATGATGAACCATGCGCTGTCTCCGACTGCCGGGTTGGACGTGTCTTCTATGCATGTTCCGTCAAGCAGTTTCTTCTCGCCGATCATCCTCTTGATTACTCCGTTGGCTCCGGCTATGATGGCTGCTCGTCCGTCGCTGTCGTTGTTGACCTTGCCGATCAGCGGCGCTGTGGTGTCGGATATTCTGTCGATGAGTTCAAACCTGGTCTTCACTCTGCGGATTTTCTTCCATCCGGCGTCCTGGTTCCCGCTTGGGGTGATCAGGGTGTTGATTCCTTGCTCGATCCAGATTTGCCCGGATGTGTTTGTACTTAAAACAAGGCAGCCGCTTTGGAGTGCTGTCTCGATTTCGGTATTGGTTAGCGGCTCTGCTTGGCTTACCATTCCGCGCACGACTTCGTGCGTTAGGCTTTGGTTAGACGGGATTGCAGCTACCATGCCTCCTATGCGGGCTGCGAGCAGGTATCCGTCGTAAAGTTTCCCGCTTGCGTCGTATGCTCCGTTTAGCGGGTAGATGATCTTCTCGTCGTTGAACGCTGCCGCATTCGTCATCCTGGTTCCAATTGCTACGCTCTTGGGTTCCGCGATGACCGCCATGCTGTTGCTTCCCGCTTCGTATACGCGGTCAATGAAGGCCGCTACCAGCTGGTGGGTGGTTGTGTCGCTTGTATCGACGATTAAAACGTTCCAGACTGCCGACTCGAGGACGTTCAGCGCTGCGCTGTATTCGGTCGATGTAGTCTGCGGGTCTGTTCCTGGTGTGAATGCCGCGCTCGATACTGTTGCCATTATCTTGTTGCCGTCGGCCAGCTTTGCTGCTGTGAAGTTCTTGCTGTTTGCAAAGGCCGCCACGAGTGCTGCCGGTTCTCCGTCTCCGGTTGATCCTTTGGCAAATGTGACCTTTTCAAACTCCAGGGTACCGGCATAAATAATGCAGTCTCTCTTGGTGTTGTCTGCCAGGTTGTCCTTGATGGTGGCCGACAGTGCTCTGCTTCCTACGAAGTTCGCGGTGAGTGTGACCACGCTTATTGGTGATCCTGTTGTGTCTTTCAGGGTGATTGTTGCTGCTGTGCCTCCGCTCCCGGCTCTGACGGCTGCTACCTTGGAAGCTCCGCCGGTTAGCATTTCGTCGATGATGTTCACGGTGTGGCCGGTGCCCGGCAAACCGAACGCTGCAGCTGCGTCTACCGGGCTTTCAATCCATACGATCTTGTTCAGCGGTCCCCAGTTTGCCCTGATGACTGCTGCGCCAATGCCGTTGACTGCTCCGGCGATTTCGACGCCTCCTGCATTCTCGCGTCTGGTATAAACGCCAGGGCGTATTTTGGTTTCGCCCACTACAAATGTTCCAGACATATTAATTTACCTCCTTCTTCATGAATGTGTTGATTGCTTTCTCTGCAGCCTGTTTTGTGGCTTTTTCAAGTCCCGCCACGCGGAAGGCTGCAATTACGCATTCCGGCATTACTCCGAAGAGCGCCTTGCTATGCTGCGCAAACTCGGCGACGGTGTATTCCGGCTCCGTATCTACGGCTGTCTTTTGAACGACTTCTTCTGTCGTCTGTTTTGGTTTCTCTGCCATGCGTATGCTCCTTTCTTGTTATAGCGGTTCTTTGCCGCAGAGCTTCGAATTCATCTCGTAGCCTTGCGTTAGCGGTTCCGCTTCGATGGTTGTGTCCGCCTCCACGTATAAATTCTTTGGGGTCGAGTCTGCTTCTTGGTCCTGGATGTTCACCTTTATCAATGGCGATATGATGGCTCTGCGCAGGATTCCGAAGCGCATTTGTATCCTGATCTGTCCTTGCGATAATTGGTCGAGCCCTGTGTCTGCTGAAAGCCTCCGGATTCTCATTGGGGAAGTGTCCAGCATTATGACTTCTCCTCTTGTTGCCAGGGTGTCTGTCAGGTATCTGATCCAGCGTAGCCTTTCCTCAGCTGTTGGTGCGAAAACGTGACCGGCGATTACTCCGTTCATCCAGGCTACCGTGTTCGTCTCGTCCGACGTCTCCAAGCTTACCAGTCTGAAATAAAAAACAGGCTCATTCGCCTGCGGTTCGAAGTATTCATCCAGCCTGTCGTGCCCGATGACCGTTGCGGTTGGCTCCCACTCCTTCGTGAAGTGGTTCATGGCCAGGATAGGGTCCGGGTCGCTGGTTATTTGGTTCGGGAAAGCGAAAACGTCAAACTGCATTGATGCACCTATGATTTGCTCTCCTCTTTCAGCTTCGTTGTCGGCGCTGAAGTTGTCCGTTCTGTGCCAAGCGAGGCAGTATGGAGGCTCTCCTTCCGGCGTCATAAAAATGCCGCAGAGTGCCTTTCTTGCCTCCGGCTCTATCTCCTCCGGCATCACTGCCGAGTCGATGGACCAGATGTTGATTGTCACCTTGCCGGACGTCTGTCTCTCCGGGTTCGCCTGCATGTCCACGGCGTAATCTATCCGCGGGTATTGTTGCGCTCCCTTCCAGCCTCCTGTGTCGGCAGGTGCGTTTTGGTAAAAGACGGCGGCTTTGCCTTTGTACTTAGCCAGCTTATTCAAAAGCTCCGGCCACGCCGTCATCCTCTCGTAGATGAGGTCTTCAAGCGTCCTCGCCATTTGGGATTTCGCCATCCGTGTAAATTGTCACGAGGTCGTTCGTCCACTTAAGCTCCCATGTCTTCCCGCCGACCACTTCGCTGGCCGGGATCACGAAGTAATTCGTTACGTTGCCTATCCCGGGAAGCATAAGGACGGTTAGTTGTTTGTCCGTCATGGCTGTGATTATCCCGTTCTTTGGCTCCGTCCAGCCTTCGCGCTTGGCGTTGATTAGGTTGCCTTTTTGAACGTATTCCGGGTCGAATATTTTCTCTGCTATGTCTTTGATTATCGGCATGGCGTGCCTCCTCCTTCCTGCTTTATTTGTTCAGGTATGGCTCTCCGAATATCGCCATTACCCTTGGTTTCGCATCGTCGATGATAGGTTCCTCAAAGGGTCGCGGTGCGATCCTGTCGGTTCCTTCCTGCAGCCACGGTGCGTATTTTACGTCGGTGTGTATGCTGGCGATTACTTCACCGTCCGCTTGTCCGATTGCCCTGGCTCCCCAGCTTATGCGAAGCGCTCCGCTTCTGACTGCTGGTGCCTCTCCGGGAGCTGAAGCTCTGTATACTCCCTTCGTTGTGTAGGGCAAGCGGTAAACCTTGCCGGTGCGGTGTCCACGCAGCACTCTTAATGCTGAATTCCTCAGCTCGTTCGATGCTCTGATCGCTCTTGATTGAGCCTGCGTCTTTGCCGACTTCACGGCTGACTTTACCGCTTGCGTGAATTTGTCGTTCGTTGCCTTTATGTCAATCTGCATGAGTGTCGCTCCTTTCCTGGGCATAGTAAATCGTCCATATTCCCAGGCTACCGGGTTCGTGTATTCCTTGGATGTAAAAATACCGGCTGCCGAATACGAAACGATCGCCCTCTTTGGCGACGGGAGCTCCTCTCTGGGTGATAGTGTGGGTGATAGGGTGCTGCTCCTGCTGCCAGCGCTCTATTTCCTCCGGTGTGGCGTTGGCCAGGACTGCGCGGATCGTGGTCGTGCTGTTTGTGTCGTATTCTGTCTTCACGCGTCCTCTTGCGTCTGTGCCCTCGTCCCTTTTCTCGACCGTGAAGTCCTTAAAAAGGTTACCTGTCCGGAGGTACATCATGTTTCCTGCTCTATTCATGCCGCTTGCCGCCTCCCTCCGTGCCTCCTCCCGTTTTGTTGTCATGCATGCCTTCGTAGAAGTATGTCGGGGTCTGGGTGATCTTCTTGCTCATGCCGGGCACTGACATGTTGCTGACTTCTTTTGCCAGCTCGTCGTGCAGCGCCTTCCAAGCGTCAAACCTCCCGCGCATTTGCAGGGAAAGGGGGCCTACTGTTGTGTTTACCTCGTATGCGAAGCGGTGAAGAATGCTCCGGAGCAGCTCCAGCTTTGCCTTCTTCCACTTGCTTGGGTATAGCTCCATGATGGCGCCGTACTCCTCGTCTGTGAGGGCGCAAGTCTCGGCGCCGCCTTCTACCATCGTGTCTCCAAGTTCAAACCGCATGCGGTCTTTACCGTTTTCCTTGATTTTGGCCGGGTCGTATGTGTATGCCATTATGCATCACCTTGGCCTTCGTCCTCCTCTTGGCTGTCTTCCATCGCCTTGATCCTTTCCATGATCGCCGTCTTGACGGTCTTTCGCGTGTCCAGCGCGTCGATCAATATCAGGGTCTCCTCTTTTTCAATCACGCTTACGGCTTTCGCTGCGTCTTCCGCGTTGAGCTGCATGGTAGCGACCGCCTCCACGATGTCCTCTGGCGCCATTATTAGCTCCAACAGGCCGCCTTTTGCCGTAATGGGTATTACGATGCCTTTTTCCTCGGTCTCGTCTCCTGGGGGCAATTCTGGCGTTCTGGCGGCGGTTTCTTTGAGTGCCTCTACCTGCGCTTTCAAGGATTTATTTTGTTCCAGCAGCGACTCTGTGTCTGCTGCCAGTGCGATGAAACCCTGTTTTATTAAGGCTCTTTCACGGCTTGGAAGAACGGCAGCGGAGGGGATAGCGTCGCCTACCGAGTAAGCGACGCCTCCAAATGTGCACGCCTTGGTGCAAATATAACCGTTCATCTGTGCTCCTCCTTTTCTTATACGCACTGGTCGAAGTAGATTGCTAAGTCATCGGAGGTCTTCTTCATGTCTGTGCTCATGAGTCCTTCGATGAATTCGCTGTGCGTACCTTTCTCGCCTTCGAATTGGTCGAGGGCTACGTGTTGTCCGTTACCGAGCATGTCCCATGTGAAGATGTAGCCTGCGCTCGGTTCGTCGATGGCCGCGTTGTCGGTTGCGTAGCAAAGCAGCGCGCCGTCGGTTGCGCATACAAACTGCATGTCTTCCACGCCGATGCCGCCCGCGTTGTATGTGCTCTCAAGCACTTTGACCTGCTCGATCTGCAGGATGGCTGCGAGGGCTTGGGTTGTTACGACTGCGGGGTTCGCTGTGCTGCCAGTGTATTTGACTCTCTCGACGATGTCAGGGTGGTTCTTCAAAGCGTTATAAGCGTCCACGCCCAGCGCCAGTCTGTTTGGCGTTCTGCGTCCGCTCTGCTTGATGTCCTTCATCCTTGCATCGAAGAAGTTCACGGGGTCGAAGTTGGCGTCGTTAAATCTCAGGAATTGGTTCAGCTGAGGATTCGGGTTCGCTGGTACTCCGGTCCATACGTTGTTCCACGCGGCTGGGGTGAAGAAGTTCTGCGCGAAGATTAAATCTAAGTGCAGCTTCAATTGCTCGGTGGCAAATCTTACTTTTGCCCTTCTGGGGTCTGCTACTCCGGGAGCTCTGCTCCTCTGGTAGTTCAATGCGTCGATTTGGTCGACGCCTACGATGACCTGATCCACTTCGCACTTGTAGGTGCTGTCTGTCTGTCCCATCAGCGCGGGCTGAACCTTACCGAACGCGGGCTTGCGCGCTACGTTGTCTCTGGCGAGGTCGGCTTTGCTGAAGGTGTAGTAATAGCTGGAGCTCAGTCCTACCGGGCAAATGGGGAATATGGAGGGTGCTACAAAGTCGCCCTCCTCCTGAAAGTAGGCCATGCTCATGTTTGTTAGGTAGTTATTTGGTTTCCAGCCCTTCGCGATTCTTGACTGGAGACCGGCTGTGTTTACGTTACCTTTCATTGTCTTCTATCTCCTCTCTCTTATAGGTTTTTCCACTTGGTGTCAGCGAGTACGTATGTCAGCGTTTCAGC